GCGCCTTCACCACCACCTCCGCCAACACTGCTTCGCTGCAGAAGATCTTCGTCAACGTCACCTCGCTGAAGCGCTACGTCAAGGTCTCTGTGACCGTGGCTGGTGGCACCGGCGCTGGTGCTGTTGCGGTGATCGGCCTTGCTTCCGCGAAGTACAGCTGACCATGGCGCTGACGGAGGATCTGGATATCTTTTTGGCGGATTTTGGCGTTAGCTGCACGGCTGGCGCCACTACCGCCAATGGGATCCTGGACATGCCCAGCCAGGTGATCAGCGATGGGATGGTGCTCACCACCGACTACACGCTGACCGCCAGAACCTCCGCATTTGGCAGTCTCATCCGCGGCGACTCGATCACTGTGGATGGGACTGCTTACACCGTCCGCGAGACGATGTTGATTGACGACGGCAAGTTCGTTCAGCTCGGGATTCAGAAGACATGAGCGGTCCCTTCAAGGTCAACACACGGAGCCAGTGGGCAGCACAGAATCCTGTGCTGATGGCAGGGGAGCCTGGCCTTGAAAGTCAGACCGGCAACCTGAAGATCGGTGACGGCAGGACAGCGTGGAATACGCTGCCGTATTTCAGCAGTCCAGCGAACTGGGCATCGTTCTGGGATACAACGTCGCAGACGGCTACGGCTAATACGCCAACGTCGATCCTGCTGCGCAAGAACGATCTAGACAACCGTGGCATCAAAGTGATCTCGGATAGCCGGATCACGGTTGACCATCCGGGGATCTACAGTTTCACGTTCTCGATCCAGTTCAGCAATTCCGACGCGCAGATCCACGACATCAACGTGTGGCTTCGCAAAAACGACAGCGGCGCAAGTGGCGACGTTGCTGATAGCGATAGCAAGTTCAGCATCATCTCCAGCCATGGCGGCGTTGAGGGCAACGTGATCGGAACGGTGAACTTCATCCTCAAGCTGGCGGCGGCGGACTACATCGAGCTGATCTGGGCGACTAGCAACGCTGCTGCATACATCCACGCCGAGGCCGCGGCGACCAGTCCGTTCGCCCATCCGGGGATTCCGGGCATCATTTGCACAGTGGTGCAGGTGGCATCGGCATGACAACGAAGCGCGAGTCGATCCTGGCTGGTATCCGGACGGCGCTGACGGGCACCACTGGCGTGAGCACGCGCATCTACCGCAGCAGGGTGGAGCCGCTGGCTAGGGGCGAGCTGCCGGCGATCGTGGTCGAGCCGATCAACGATGTGTGCGTGCAGTTGACCAGCACACCAACGCTGGATTGGACGCTCACCGTGCGCATTGCGGTGATTGTGCGAGGCAACATCCCAGACCAAGTGGCCGATCCGATTGTGGAGAGTTTGCACGCGAAGGTGATGGCGGATCTAACAGTCGGAGGCCATGCCTACGACGTGCAACCGACTGGAGTCAGCTTTGATATGCAGGAGGCAGACCAGCCATCTGGTGTGATCTCCTGCGACTTCGTGGTGAAGTATCGGACTCAGGTCGCTAATTTGGCGCAGAGTCCGTAGTAGCTACGATGATGGACGAATACAAAGGCCAGGGCGGCAGCTATCTGGTCGACAAGAAAACCGGCAAGCGAAAGCTCGTCGAGCGGACCCAGCCGGCTCCCCATCCACAACCCGAGGTAGCCACCAATGGCCTCAGTTCTGACACGCCGGCGCCTGATTCTGGCGAAGATTGAAAGCACCTACGGCACTGACTCGAGTCCAACCGGCTCGAGCAATGCCATCTTGGTGCGCAACCTCGAGATCCAGCCGCTGGTCGCTGAGACCGTGAACCGCGATTTGGTGCGTCCTTACATGGGGCAAGCCGATCAACTGCTGGCTCAGACCAGGGTCGAGGTGAGCTTCGAGGTTGAGCTGGCTGGCTCTGGCACCGCTGGCACTGCTCCTGCTTACGGTCCGATCCTGAAGGCATGTGGTCTGAGCGAAACGCTGGTGACCAGCACCTCGGCCACCTATGCGCCTGTGAGCACCAGTTTCAGCTCTGTGACCATCCACTACCACGAGGATGGCATCCGCCACAAGCTGACCGGCTGCCGCGGCACCTTCGAGATCAACGGCGAAGTGGGTCAGATCCCCGTGATCAGCTTCACCATGACGGGCATCTACAACGCCCCGACTGATGAGACGCTGCCCACCCCGACCTACGCCAACCAAGCCACCCCGCTGATCTTCAAGCAGGGCAACACGACCAACTTCAGCGCCTTCTCCTACAGCGGCTGCCTGCAGAGCTACAACTTCAGCATGGCCAACGACGTGATCTATCGCGAGCTGGTCGGCTGCGCGAAGGAGATCATGATCACCAACCGGGCGCCCAGCGGCACCATCGTGATCGAAGCTCCGACTATCACGGCCAAGGACTTCTTCACGATCGCCACCGGCAGCAGCACTGGCAGCATCACCTTCCAGCACGGCACGACCGGCGGCAACATCGCCACGGTGACCACTGCTCAGTCTGACCTGGGCAACCTGACCTATTCGGATCAGGATGGCGTGCAGATGCTGAACATGCCGTTTATTGCGGTTCCGACCAGTTCGGGCAATGATGAGTTCAGTCTCGCTTTTACCTGACCTTGGCGTTTGTCCTTAAGCAGTCGGACACCTATTCGTGGCCGATCGCATTTGATATCCCCGTCGACGGTGGCCGTATGCAACGGCAGACCTTCGACGGGGAGTTTCGTCGGTTGGGCCAGTCCCGCATCACGGAGATCGGCGCCCAAATCAAGACCGAGGAGATCACCGACGCTGATCTCGCAGCCGAGGTGCTGGTCGGCTGGTCTGGCGTGACTGATGGCGATGGAAAGGATGTGCCCTTCAGCCAAAAGGCGCTGGAGCAGTTGCTCGATGTGCCGATGCTCGCGAGCGCCATCACGGTGGCCTATTTCGAGAGCCTGCAGGGAGCTAAGCGAAAAAACTGATCGAGGCCGCTGAGCATTGGGCAGGCGGTGGCGTTGTGGACGAAACCGCCGACGATGCCGCGGCCTTCGGCTTCGATCTGCCGGATCTGCCGCCGCCACCGGATGAAGACTTCGGGATCCTGCCGGAGAACTGGCCAGTGGTTGAGATGTTCCTGCGAGTCCAGACGCAATGGCGCACCACGATGAGTGGCGTGATCGGATTGGACTATGCAGCGGTGCGCTGGCTGTTTAAGCTGTACGACGTAGAGGAACCGCGTGCGCTGCTGGAGGATCTTCAGGTGATGGAGGCCGCAGCGATGACGGTGATCAATAAGCAGGGGGCATAGCCATGGCAATGAACATGGAGGCCATGCTGAAGATCACCGCCAACGTGGCGGGTGAGAACAATATCCGGCGCCTTGGCAACTCCATGCAAGGCTTGGAGGGGCGTATCAAGAACGCCAGCCTGGCGACCAATCTGCTCTACACCGGCCTCAAGAGTCTGGCCGCTGTGGCGGTTACGGGTGGTGTGGTCGCGATGGCGAAGTCCGCGATCGACTTGGCCGACAACATGCGCGACCTGTCGCAGCGCACTGGCGTCGGCATCGAGACGCTGGGGCAGTTCAAGGTGGCAGCGGAGTTGTCTGGTACCAGCCTCGAGGGTGTGGCGAATGGACTGAAATTCCTGAACAAAAACCTAGTGGCTGCTGCTACCGGAGGCGAAGGCGCGGCCGCAGCCTTTAGGACGATTGGCGTCGCCACTACTGAGGCAGATGGGACGCTGCGCAAAGCCGACAAAGTGTTCTTAGACATTGCCGATCAATTTGCGCGGATGCGCGAAGGTCCAGAGAAAGCTGCCTTGGCAATGAAAGTCCTTGGCAAAGCTGGTGATGAATTGATCCCAATCCTGAACCTTGGCAGCAAGGAGATCCAGCGCTTTGGCCTTGGCATCGGTCCCGACTTCGCCGACAAGGCTGATGCGTTCAATGATCAGCTCGGCCTGATGAAGGCACAGACCACTGTGCTCACCGTGCAGATCGGTTCAGCGTTGTTGCCGGTGATGAGTGGGTTGGTGAGCGTGGTCACGCAGGCGATCACCTTCGTGGGCAATCTTGCAGGTGAGTTCTACAAGGCGATCGGCGGTGCAGCAGGACTGCAACAGGTGGCTGCCGGCCTGATCAAGACGATGGTGGTGCTCGGTGGTGTGACTGCTGGCATCTTTATCGCGACCAATATCACGAACTTTGTAAAAGCCATGCAGACATTGCATGGGATCACAAAGGGCATGTTGCTTCTTGAGCGCGCAATGCTTGCAGTTCAAACAGCACGCGCAGCGGTGCTCAGCTTGATCGCTGGCCTGCAGACTCCTGGACCTGCGCAGGCAAAGGCCGTTGGCTTGGTTACTGGTGGCCTTGTTGGCGCCGGATTAGCTGTTGGTCTCAGCAAGTTGATTGACGACATCACCAAGAAGATCGGCAGTAGCTTGCAGGGTGCTATGGCGATGCCCAACATCCCGACGCCTCCACCCGGCACGACACCGGATCTGAGTGGCTTGCGCACGGGCGCTGGCGCGAAGCCGAAGAAAGCAGAGGAGATGAGCCAGAAGCTGTATCAGCTTGAGCTAGATCTGCTTGAGGCGCAGCGGAAGGAGAACGAAACGCAGGTCGCTTCGATTAAGTACGAAATCGCTCAGCAGAAGTTTGCGGAGAGCAAACTAAAAAACCGCAACGATTTGGTCGAGTTGGCCAAGGCCGAGCGGCAATACATGGAGGACATTGCCGACATAGCGACGAAGACTGGTGCCGCTGTTGCGCAGGACTTTATCAAGCGCAACCAACTGCAGGAGGATTACAAGCGCACCGTGGAGGAGCTGCAGATCAAGGCTGGCCTGATCACTGGCGACAAGCTCAAGCAGGTCGAGATCGATCGCGAACTGCAAACGATCCTCGAGCGCCTGCCTGGTCTGACTCAGGCGCAGATCGACAAGCTGAAGGAGCTGGTGGCTGCCAGTAAGCAGGTGAAGGATGGCTTCGGAGACACCTTCGGCGAAAGCCTTAAGCAGTATTACGACAGCCTCAAGAACTTCGGCGGACAGGTTGCCGATTCAGTCAAGGGCGCCTTCCAAGGTTTGGAGGATCAACTGACCAGCTTCGTCACCACCGGCAAGGCGAACTTCACCGATCTGGCCAACAGCATCATCGCCGACATTGCTCGCATTGCGATCCGGCAGGCCATCATCAGACCGCTGGTGGGCGGCATCTTCGATATCTTCAATATCAAGCCGAGCGCCATGGGCAACGTCTTCGCCCAGAACGGCATCCAGAAGTTTGCCCGTGGCGGCATCGTCGACAAGCCGACGATGTTCCCCTTCGCCAATGGCATCGGCCTGATGGGCGAGGCCGGACCTGAGGCGATCATGCCGCTGCGCCGCGGCCGTGATGGCCGCCTCGGCGTGCAGGCCGCTAATGGCGGTGGCGCGGTAAGCGTGGTGGTGAATGTTGACGCCAGCGGCACCAGCGTTCAAGGTGATAACGCCAAGGGCGCCGAGTTCGGCCGGGCAATCAGCGAAGCCGTCAAGAATGAGATCGTGATTCAGAAGCGCCCAGGAGGCTTGCTCAACTAATGGCCACCTTCTCCTACACGCCCAGCTTCGAGGCCACTGAAATCAGCAAGCCGAGGGTGGTCACCTTCGAGGCAGGTGATGGCTACCAGCATCGCGTCGGCTTCGGCCTGCACCGCAATGGCAAGGAGTGGCAGCTCAACTTCTTAAATCGCACCGACACCGAGCGCGATAACATCACGGCCTTCCTAGATGCCCGAGCTGGCGTCGAGAGCTTTGACTGGACACCACCTAGCGGCACTGCTGGCAAATACATCTGTAGGGAGTGGCAGACCACGCTGCGCTCCTGCAACTTCAATAACATCACCGCCACCTTCATCGAGGTGTTCGAGCCGTAGCCATGGCGATACCAGTTTCAGAGTTACAGAAGATCGCGCCAAGCAGCATCATCGAGCTATTCGAGCTGCAGCTTGTCACCGCTCTGCATGGCAGCAACACGATCTACCGCTTCCACGCTGGCAGCAACATGAACGCCAACGGTGAGCTGGTCTGGAACAGCAATAGCTATCAGCGGTTCCCGGTCGAGGCTGAGGGATTTGAGTACACCGGCACGGGCAGCCTGCCGCGCCCGAAGATCAAGGTGAGCAATATCCTCGGCAGCATTACGACGATTCTCGCGACAGTCAATGCGACCACTGCCGGCAACGATCTGACAGGGGCGACGCTGACCAGGATCCGCACGATGGCGCGCTACATCGATGGCGCTAACTTCACCGGCGGCACCAACCCCTACGGCACGCCGGACCCGACCGCCGAGTTCCCGCGGGAGGTCTACAAGATCGCGCGGAAGTCATCCGAGAGCCGGCAGGTGGTGGAGTTCGAGCTGGCCGCGGCGTTTGACTTGGTAGGTGTGCGGGCGCCGAAGCGGCAGTGCATCGCCAACATCTGCCAATGGGTCTACCGCTCGACCGAGTGCGGCTACACCGGCAGCAACTACTGGGATGCGAATGACAACGTGGTCGGCACACTAGCCGCTGATGTATGCGGCAAGCGCCTCAGCAGTTGTAAGTTGCGCTTCGGAGCGACCTCAGAACTCCCCTATGGCAGCTTCCCTGGCATTGGCGCCTACACCGTATGAGCTGGAAAGATGAAGCCGCGCTTCATGCGGCCGAGGAAGATCCGCGTGAGGCTTGCGGCTTGGTGGTGGTCATCAAAGGCCGTCGCCGCTATTGGCCTTGCTGCAATGTGGATCAAGATGGCACACAGTTCGTCCTCTCTCCTGAAGACTATGCGGCTGCTGAGGAGGCAGGGGAAGTCGTAGCTGTCTTCCATAGCCATCCGGTGACGCCGCCGGAACCTAGCCAAGCCGATCTGATCAGCATCGAAGCCACTGGCCTGCCTTGGTTCATCTACAACCCGAAGACCGAAGCCTGGTCTGAAACGCACCCCACTGGCTACAAGGCACCGCTCATTGGCCGTAGCTGGGTGTGGGATGTGAGTGACTGCTGGACGCTGGTGCGTGACTGGTACGGCGAGCACGGCATCGATCTGCCGGATTGGGATCGACCGGCGACTCATGCAGATTTTGAGTCGCAGCCGTTATTCGATGGTTTCTGGAAGGATGCTGGCTTCTATCAACTGCCGGAGGAGGAGCCGCTGCAGTTTGGCGATGGCCTGCTGATGAACATCGAAGGCAGTGGCCTCAACCACTGCGGTGTGTATATCGGTGATCAGTTGGTGCTGCACCATCTCCGTGGTCGCCTCTCGAGCCGTGATCTGTACGGCGGTTGGCTGCAAAATTGCACCGGCCGTAGACTCCGCCATCGCGACGCCGATAAACTGACCGAAGGCTGAGAACTGCCATGCTGCGCGAGATCCGAGTGTATGGGCAGCTAGCCAAGTTCCTCGGACGGCGCAAGTTCATGGCGGCCGTCGATAGTGCAGCAGAGGCGATCCGATTCCTGCTGGCCAACTATCCGCAGGTCGAGCGGCACATGTGCCAAGAGGCGCGCCACTACCGCGTGATTGTCGGCAATCATGCCGTAGGAATGGAGGAGCTGCATGGTCCGGCTGGCAGCAACGCGATCAAGATCGTGCCGGTGATCGGCGGCGCTGGTGGCGGCGTGGGGCAGATCCTTGCTGGCGTTGCCCTAGTCGCTGCAGCGATCTTCATCCCCGGCCTTGGCCTTGGCCTTGCTGGTGCCACCGTCACCAAGATCGGTCTGCTCGGTGGCGCGCTGATCCTCGGCGGCATCTCGCAGGCGCTGACGCCAACGCCAACGCTGGCAGCATCCAGCACCTACAGCGGACCGCAGGGCACCACGAACACCGAGATGGATCCGCAGAAGTCATACAGCTTCAGCGGGATTCAGAACACCAGTCGGGCAGGTGTGCCGCTGCCCCTAGCGTTCGGTGAAGTGATCTGCGGCTCCGTGGTGATCTCGGCTGGTATCGACACCGTACAAATAGAAGCATGAGCGAACTGATCCGCGGTGCAGGTGGTGGCGGTGGAGGCGGCGGTGGTACAACCGTCGTCCAGCAGACCGTTGTCGCGCCAACTCGGACGCCAGTTCGCGATCCAGACACGCTGGCCTCGAAGCAATATGCGACGTTCGTCGATCTGCTGAGTGAAGGCGAGATCGAAGGCTTCCCGTCGGCTGCGGCCTACACGCGGGGCACTGATGACTACAACCGAGCACTCCTTAAGGATGTATTTCTGAACGGCACGCAGATCCTGCGCCAAGGCGCTGATGCGACTAACCCGCAATCTGCCGACTACAACTTCCAGAACGTCACCCTGCAGGCTCGCTACGGCACGCAGGCGCAGACCTACATTCCCGGCTTCTCCGATATTGAGCGAGAAACCAGCGTACAGGTGAAGGTCGAGCAGGCCACGCCGATCACGCGCACGATCACCGACACCACCGTCGACGCTGTGCGAGTCACCATCACGGTGCCGCGGCTTGAGCAATACACCGACGAGGGTGATGTGCGTGGCACCAGCGTCAACCTGCAGATCCGAGTGCAATACAACGGCGGCGGTTACACCACCGTCATTGATGACACGATCGCAGGCCGCACCGCTGATCAATATCAGAAGGACTACAAGATCAGCTTCACCGGCTCCTTCCCCGTTGATGTGCGCGTGGTGCGCATCACGGCCGATAGTCTCGACACCAACCTGCTCAACGACTTCTACTGGTCGAGCTACACCGAGATCACTGAGCAGAAACTGAAATATCCCAACAGCGCCTTGGTCGCAATGCGCCTGGATGCTGAGCAGTTCAGCAGCATCCCCAGCCGCACCTATCGCGTCCGCGGGATGAAGGTGCAGATCCCGAGCAATGGGACTGTAAATCAGACCACTGGCGCCATCAGCTATGCCGGCGTATGGGATGGCACCTTCGGCGCTGCGGTCTGGACCTCAGATCCAGCTTGGATCCTCTACGCACTGCTCACGAATACCCGCTGGGGACTAGGCGATCACATCACCGCCAGCCAGCTCGACAAGTTCGCCTTCTATTCCGCCAGTCAATACGCATCGGCCAGTGTCGACGATGGCTTCGGAGGCACTGAGCCGCGCTTCTCCTGCAATGCCCTGATCCAGAACCAAGAGGAGGCTTACAAGCTGATCAACGATCTGTGCTCCGTGATGCGGGTGATGCCGTACTGGAGCACTGGCAGCCTGACCATCAGCCAAGACAAGCCGACCGATGCCAGCTACCTATTCACGCTGGCCAATGTCAGTGCTGATGGCTTCACCTACACCGGCTCGGATCTGAAGACCAGGCACACGGTCGCGATCATCAGCTACCTCGATCTCGAGACGCAGGACATTGCCTATGAGGTGGTGGAGGACAAGGAAGCCATCGCGAAGTATGGCGTCATCACTACCAACATCAAAGCTTTCGCCTGCACCAGCCGCGGCCAAGCTGCCCGCCTTGGTGAGTGGCTGCTCTACACCGAGCAGTACGAAACCGAGGTGGTCTCCTTCAAGACCTCCGTGGACGCTGGCGTTCTTGTCAGACCAGGACAGGTAATCGAGATCGCCGATCCGGTGAAGGCTGGCGTGCGCCGCGGTGGCCGTATCGCAGCAGCCACCACCACCGTGATCACGGTCGACGACACCGCCGAGACCGATCTGGTGACCACCGGCAGCGCGACCCTATCGGTGATCCTGCCTGATGGCACCGTCGAGACCAAGGCGATCAGCAGCATCGCTGGCGCGAACATCACCGTCGCCTCGGCGTTCAGCACTGCACCGAACGCAAACAGCATCTGGGTTCTGAGCAACAGCAACGTCGAGACCAGCACTTGGCGCGTGCTGACGATCAGCGAGATCGATCGCGTTCAGTACGAAGTCACCGCGATCGCGTACAACGCCAGCAAATACAACTATGTCGAGCGTGGCTTTAAGCTCGAGGCTCGTGATATCACCAAACTCAACGAACCGAAACCAGCGCCAAGCAACCTCTCCGCATCGGAGACCATTTACGAAAGCAATGGTCAGGCACGGGTCAAGTTGATTGTGAGCTGGGGTGCTGTGGTCGGAGCATCTGAGTATCAGGTGCAATGGCGCCCACTGAACGGCAACTGGACCACGGTCAACGTCCCGCAGACTGATTACGAGATCCTCGATACCACTGCGCAGACCTACGAGATCCGGGTCTATACGCTCAACGGTGCGCGCACTCCAAGCACCTCGCCGGCTTCGTTGAACTTTGCGGCGATCGGCAAAACTGCTGTTCCCGGCAATGTTCAGAACCTTAGCTTTGAGGCTATTAACGCCAACTCCGGCCGCCTGCGCTGGGATCAAACCGTTGATATAGACGTGAAGGTGGGCGGCAGCGTCCATATCCGCCACAGCAACTTGACGGACGGCTCAGCGAGCTGGAGTAACAGCGTTGACCTAATCCCCGCCAAATCCGGCAGCGCCACCGAGGCGATCATCCCGCTGGTGGAAGGCGAGGTGCTGGTCAAGTTCGAGGATGACGGCGGCCGGCAGAGCGCCAGCGAAACCAGCATCATCATCGACCTGCCTGACACGCTGGCACCGCTCACGCTGATTAATCGGCGCGAAGATCAGGATTCCCCGCCGTTCCAAGGCACGCGCACCAACGTCTTCTACAGCGATGAGTTCGATGCCCTGACGCTGGATGGCTCCGAACTGCTTGACGACGTGCTGGATGTTGATGCGTTGGTGACTTTTGACGTGATGGGCGACGTTCAATCGTCCGGCACCTACAACTTCGCCACCACTGTTGACTTCGGCAACACGTTCTCCATCGACTTCAGTCGCTACTTCGTCACCCGCGGCTACTTCCCTAGCGATCTGATCGACAGCCGCCTAGGCGAGGTGGACACCTGGAGCGATTGGGATGGTGGCGTGATCGACTCGGTGAACGCTGTGTTGGAACTTCGCAGCACCACCGACAACCCCAGCGGCACCCCGACTTGGGGTGCATGGCAGCCGTTTGTCAATGGCACCTTCCGTGGCCGTGGCTTCCAGTTCCGCACCACGCTGACCAGCAGCGACATTGCCGAAAACATCCTCGTGGATGAGCTGGGCTACCTTGCCACCGTTCAACGCCGCACCGAGCAAAGTGTTGCCGCCGTCTCTGGCACCACCAACACCGGCGTGACCTTCACTCACCCCTTCTTCACTGGTACGGCCAGCATCGGGGGCTTGAACGCTTACCTGCCTAGCGTTGGCATCACGGCGCAAAACATGCAGGCTGGCGACTACTTCCAGATCACGGGCGTAACCGGCACCGGCTTCACGATCAGCTTCTTCAACTCCGGCGGGAGTGCCGTCACCCGCAACTTCACATGGAGTGCAACCGGATATGGACGGCAAGGCTAAACTCGGTCTATTAGTGGGCGCTTGATTCGTGGCTCAGCACGATTACGTCATAGCCAACGGCACTGGTGCGGCTGTTAGATCCGACATCAACGGCGCCCTCGGTGCGATCGCCACGAATAACAGCGGCGCGACCGAGCCGACTACGACATACGCTTTCCAGCTCTGGGCAGATACCACCACCGGCCTGCTCAAGATCCGCAATGCCGCGAACTCGGCATGGGTGGAGCTGCTTGAGCTGGATGGTGAGTTTGGCAGCAAGACCTTCAACGGCAACATCACCCTGAACGCACAGGGCGATCTGCGCTTTGCTGACTCTGACAGCAGCAACTGGCTGGCATTTCAAGCGCCAGCAACCGTCGCTAGCAACGTCACATGGACGCTGCCAAATGCTGACGGCAGCTCTAACCAGACGCTGGTAACCAATGGCAGCGGAACGCTGAGTTGGGCGTCGCCATTGCTCAGTTCCGGCGGCACCATTACCGGCGCCCTTGAGATCGGTTCTGCTGGTTCGCTGGTGTTTGAAGGCAGCACCGCTGATGGCAACGAAACCACGCTGGCGGTCACGGATCCAACGGCGGATCGCACCATCACCCTGCCGGATGCCACTGGTACGGTTCCGCTGCTCAGCCTGGCGCAAAGCTTTAGTGCAGCACAACGCGGCACCATCTCAACGCTGACTTCAGCCAGCACGGTGACGCCGGACTTTGCACTCGCCAACAACTTCAGCATCACGCTGGGTCATACGGTCACCTTGGCTAACCCCACCAACCTGACGGCTGGGCAAAGCGGGGTGATCTTCATTACGCAGGACGCCAGCACTGCCCGCACCGTGAGCTTCGGCAGTTATTGGGACTTCAGCGGCGGCACCGCGCCTACCGTCACCAGCACGTTGTCAGCCGTGGATTGCTTGGTGTACACGGTCCGCAGCACGACTAGCATCCACGCACAACTGCTGACCAACCTGAGCTGATTCATGGGAGTCCCCGGAAGCGCCAATCTCCTGCTGCTTGGTGGCGAGCAAGGTTACAAAATCTCGCGCAGCCTGCGGTTCAACTCGGCAGATTCGGCGTACCTCAACAGAACTCCGGCAAGTGCGGGGGATAGAAAAACGTGGACATTTAGTTTTTGGATCAAACGCACAACACTTGGCACTGAACAAGACATCTTAGACGTTCTTAGTGGTTCAGCAGGAAACCCGAGGGGTTACATACGATTTACAGCATCCGATACTTTTGACGTTCAATTTAACTCTTCCGGTTCAAGCTGGGACACGATTGTAACTACTACTGCTGTTTTTCGAGACGTATCTAGCTGGTATCATTTTATTGTTGTGCTAGACGCCACTCAGGGGACAGCATCAAACAGACTCAAGGTGTACGTCAATGGCTCTCAAATTACAGCTTTCTCCTCTTCGACTTACCCAGCAAATACCAACCAACCTATAAATAACAATGTCGAGCACAGGATTGGATACGCCTATAACGGCGTTGCGGCCATAAACGGCTACCTCACCGAGATCAACTTCATCAACGGCCAAGCCCTGACTCCCAGCAGCTTTGGCGAGACCGACACCATCACCGGCGTCTGGAAGCCGAAGAAGTATGCCGGCACCTACGGCACCAACGGCTTCTACCTCAACTTCTCGGACAACAGCGGCACCACCAGCACGACGCTGGGCAAGGACAGCAGCGGCAACAGCAACAACTGGACGCCCAACAACTTCAGCGTGACCGCTGGTGCAGGCAACGACAGCATGATCGACACCCCAACGCCCTACGCCGATGGCGGCAATGGCAGGGGGAATTACTGCACCTGGAACGCTGCGCTGGGCGTGGGTGAGTCTGCCGAAACCGCCAACCGCCGCGTCTGCAGCAATGGCAGCCTCGATGTCACCTTGGCGCCATGGGATAGCAACCGGATGACCGGCACCTTTGAGATGCGTTCCGGCAAGTGGTACTGGGAGATTGTTGAAACAAGCACCGCGCAACAATACGACAAACTAGGTATCACCAATCAGCAATACGGCGGTCGCTTGGGCTATAGCTTTACTCCCTCCAACCTCAAGATCTACGCCTACGAAAACGGTCAAGGCAAATACTCATTTGTCAGTGGTACTACGTCACGATCGTCTTACGGCGGCAATGCTTTCAGTCAGAACGATGTGATTGGTGTTGCGTTCGATGCTGATGCTGGTGATCTGACGTTTTACAAAAACGGCACTTCTCAGGGTGCAGCCTTCACGGGGCTGACTTCAGTTACCGGCTCATGGTTCCCCATGGTGGGGCAGGACACGGGTTCGTTCACAAGCACCTGGACCGCCAACTTCGGCCAACGCCCCTTTGCGTACACCCCGCCGTCGGGCTTCGTGGCGCTGAACACGCAGAACCTGCCCGAGCCGTCGATTAAGAAGCCGAGCAGCTATTTCGACGTGAAGCTGTACACCGGCAATGGCAGCACGCAGACTATTAGCGGGTTGGGGTTCAGTCCCGATTTGGTATGGCTTAAGTGCCGCAGTGCTGCTAATACTCACGCTTTAGTTGATTCCGTTAGAGGTGTGACTCAATACCTCGTATCGGCATCAACCGCTGCGGAAACTACCGACTCTGGCGGAATCACATCGTTGAATAGTGACGGGTTTAGCTTGACTTTCCCAACAAGCAGTGCCCCGACTATAAATGCCAACGCTGCCACCTACGTCGCCTGGTGCTGGGACGAAAGCGCCACGCCGGGGTTTGACATTGTGACCTATACGGGGAACGCAACAGCCCGCACAATCAGCCATTCGCTAGGCGTGGCACCAAGTTTTATTATAGTCAAGAATAGATCAAACGGAACTGCTAACTGGCAAACAGGCAGCGCATACCACAACGCAACATCTCCGTGGAACTATTACATGCGCTTGAACTCAACTGGTGCAGCCGTTGCTGCTTCCACAATCTGGAACAATACGGCGCCCACTAGCAGCGTGTTTTCTGTTGGAACAGATGGTGAAGTCAATGGCAACGGCGACAACATGATCGCCTACCTGTGGTCCGAAGTCGCTGGCTTCAGCAAGTTCGGCAGATACACGGGCAACGGGTCCAGCGATGGTCCGTTTGTGTTCTGTGGGTTTAGGCCACGGTGGATACTATTGAAACGCACTGATGCTGCAGATGACTGGTCAATTTATGACACAACACGCCTAACTTATAACCCGCAAGATCTGGAATTGTTCCCAAACAGTTCTGGCGCTGAGTACGACGGCAACCGCTTTGTGGACATTTTGTCTAACGGGTTCAAGCTACGAATTGCTGGCGGCGCTTACAACACCAGTAGTTCAACAGTCATCTTCGCCGCCTTCGCGGAAGCCCCCTTTAAGTATTCCTTAGCCCGCTGACCTATGAAACGGGCATCTACTCACCGGAGCTAACAATGGCCTTCCTGCTCGACGGTCAGCCTCTTGCGGTTGACACCCCCTTCACCGACGCCAAAGGCACCAAATACCCCGCCAACTGGCTGCGCCTATCGACCGCCGAGGAAAAGGCCGCCATCGGCATTACCGAAGTGCCCGATCCACCGCAGTACGACCAACGCTTCTACTGGGGCTACGACGCCGAAGGCCACCTGATCCCAAAGGATCACGGCCAACTTGTCGAGCAATGGACCTTCGCTACGCGGCAAACCGCCGGCACGCTGCTATCGCCTACCGACTGGATGATCATCCGCGAAGCAGATAACGGCACCGCCATCGACCCCGCGATTAAAACTTGGCGCGAAGACATCCGCCTCGCCACTGGCACCAAAGTGACTGCCATCAACGCCACCGCCGACACCCCAGCACTGGCTGCCTACATCACCGGCGCCGACTACCCCGTTTGGCCTGTGGATCCCTATGCACCAGTCTTAGAATCGGTTGACGGAGGTGAGTGATGGCTATTTCCCCTGGAACATACAACATCACGCTCCAGCGCCGGGCGGATTACAGCATCCAACTGCAGTTCAAGGACAGCACCGACACCCCGATCAACCTGACCGGCTGGACCGCTGCCTCACAGGTGTGGAACCAAGACCGCACCACCAAATACGCCGACTTCACCGTCGTTTATACAAACCGCAGCACGGGAACGATTACCATTTCGCTCACTGCAGCGCAAACAACGCTGTTCCCCGATGAGGCGTACTACGACGTACTGCTAACCAACGGTTCCGGCCTCAAAGAGTATTACTTGGAGGGCATTGTTTGCGTGTCCGAGGGTTATACAGCATGACCACAGTTAACGTCAGCTCGGTAACAAACACGGTCACGGTCACTGAAAACGGCAGCACCACTGTCGTCACAGTCCCGCAGACCTCAACGCTGACGGCGACCACGACTGGTCCTCAAGGTGCCACTGGCGCACAGGGTCCAGCCGCCACCGTTGCAGTTGGCACGGTCACAACAGGCGCCCCTGGCAGCAGCGCGACTGTCACCAACAGCGGCACGACCGGCGCGGCAATTCTCGATTTCACCATCCCTGCCGGCTCAACTGGTGCAACGGGACCGCAAGGCGCAACGGGACCAGCCGGACCTACTGGTGCAACAGGAGCCACCGGACCGCAGGGACCGAAGGGCGATACCGGAGATACCGGACCTGCTGGACCCACTGGTGCGACAGGAGCAACAGGTGCAACGGGTGCGACAGGCGCTACTGGTGCAACTGGTCCTCAAGGTCCAAAGGGAGATACCGGAGATACCGGACTTACTGGAGCGACGGGTGCAACTGGTCCCCAAGGACCAAAGGGCGACACAGGTGACACTGGACCTCAAGGACCGACTGGTGCCACGGGCGCTACGGGCGCTACGGGCGCCACAGGTCCGCAGGGTCCGCAAGGTGATCCCGGACCGACAGGAGCCACTGGTGCAACCGGCGCTACAGGCGCAACCGGACCCGCCGGAATTGACGGCAAAACAGTCCGCAGCGGCAGCGGCGCCCCATCGTCTGGCCTAGGTGTTGACGGCGACTTTTACATCGACACCAGCGCCAACACGATCTACGGACCAAAGACTTCTGGCGCGTGGGGATCACCGACAAGTTTGGTGGGTCCGCAGGGTGCAACGGGTGCCACCGGCGCTACGGGCGCGACAGGTGCTACGGGTGCAACAGGCGCCACGGGTCCTACAGGTGTGGTCGCCGCCACTGCCCCGATCAGCTACGACAGCGGCACGCAAACGGTCAGCACCAGCATGGCGACCGGCAAGTTGCTGGGACGTTCAACTGCTGGGACGGGTGTTGCAGAAGAGATCACCATCGGAAGCGGTCTGAGCCTGTCTGCTGGTTCGTTGTCTGCAACGGGCGGCGGCGGTGGAGGCAGTGCCAATTACCAAGAGTTCACCAGCAGTGGCACTTGGACCAAACCCAGTGGCGTCACGATGCTTTATGTCGAATGCGTGGGTGGCGGAGCTGGCGGAGGATCAGGGCGTCGCGGCGCTGCATCAACAAACAGAAACGGCGGCGGTGGCGGATCAAGCTCTAAATTCACATCACGCTGGATGCCTGCATCTTTGGCCGGCTCAACTGAAACAATTACCGTTGGTGCTGGCGGAACTGGCGGTGCTGCAATAACAGCTAACGATACTAATGGCGCAAATGGTAATATCGGCGGATCTTCATCTTTTGGAAGTTTAGTAATTTCGGTTGGTAGTGTTTTCGGCAGTGGAGGTACAACTAGTGGGGGAACTGCAGGAACTATCCCAGGTTATGGCGGTTCTCAAGCTGGTTTATTTGGCAGCAGTGGGGGTTCGGGAAGTCAAGTTAATGTTACGCCTGCCGGTAGGGCAAGTTTCGGTCCTGGCGGCGGTGGCGGCGGCGCTGGCATGAATAACTTAAATGCAATTGGAACAGGTGGCGTTGGCGGACAAGGTTTTGGCGAACAAAAAAACTCGGGATTCTCAAGCAGCGTCAATGGCGGCGGAGGCGCTGCTGATAGCAATGCAACAGGTTTTGGTGATGGCGGTGGCGGCGGCTCGGGCAGCATCACAGCTAATGCCGGCAATGGCGGGAATGGTGCGTTTCCTGGCGGTGGTGGCGGAGGCGGAGGCGCCAGCCTTAACGGATTCAATTCCGGCGCTGGCGGCAACGGCGGCGCTGGGTATGTGAGGGTCTGGTCATGGTGATGCAGTACGCAATCCTCAACAGCGACGGTCGTTGCATTAACCGCGTTCTCTGGGACGGCCAATCCGACTGGCAACCACCGGAAGGCTGCACCGCAGTGGCGGATCCTGACAACCTCCACCCGATTTATGTGGAACCGCAACCGGAACCCGCGCCCGATCCGCTGGCTACGTTGACGGATGAGCAAAAAGCAGCAATTCTGGCGTTGCTACAGAGTCAGTAATGGCGGTCAAAAGTAAAACCGGCACCGCTCGCATCGAGCATCAACCCGGTCCGCCGAAGACCACGCGCCAAGGGTACGGCCAACACAGTCGACCCCGGCGCCGCGGCCGCAAGCCCCTGAGGGGGCAAGGCCGCTAATGGATCGCGACACTCTCGAGAACTGGCGCAAGATTCGCGACCACCTCGAGCGTGTCGGGAAGACGGATAATCACTACTACCGCCGCGCGGTGGTAATCCTGCAGGGGAGGCCGGATCCGTTCGATCGCTACGATGGATGGGATGCAGGTCGCCTTAGCGATGGCTGAAGAACCACAGAGCGTCGGTGGCGTCTTCTCCGCCTCGCTGCCCACCGTCTTGGCTACTGGCATGGTTGCCATCGGCGGTCTGCTGATCTCGATGCAGATCCAGTCGGCACGGATCGAGGCCACAGTGGTGCAGATGGCCAAATCGATTGAAGAACTAAAGATCGACGCACGCACCGAGCTGGCTGATTTAGATAAGCGCGTGCGCGCACTGGAGCTTCAGCAGTAACTTAGGGATTCAGGCACTACTGCTATGTCCCCTGAAATCATTGCGATCATCGCGATCATCGTGGCCGCTGGCTCCGAGATCATCGCCGTTTCCCCGTTGAAGTCCAATAGCTGGATCCAGCTCCTTCTCCAAGCGCTGCGCATCATGTTCCCTAAGCGCCGCTGATCATGGCCAACACGGCACCGATCACTCTGCAAGCTCTGTTTCGGTACTACAAGGGACTTCCACATCAGGCCGCGGCGATCAGCCTGCTCGAGCAGGACATTGCCGCCAATGGCTACAAGCAGGCAATGCGGCGTGATCGGCCGTGGTTCGAGGCTTGGTCGCAGGACGGTAAGCAGATCGACCTATCGGCTGCGATCAACCTGATCAAGCAGTTCGAGGGCGTGCATCTCTCCGCCTACCCTGATCCGCTCAGTGGCGGCGATCCGTGGACGATCGGCTATGGCACCACCCGCTATAGCGGTGGCGTGC